GAACCCACCAAGGATCTACTTGTTCTCGCCATTCACGGGCTTCTTTGGTACGGCCTTCCAGCATGGTTCGATCCCAACCAAATACTGCTGCTACTGCATCTTTTAGTGTTGATGCAAAGCTCTCTCGTCTAAATTCGTGAAAGTTTTGTAAGTAATCTGCAACGGTATCCTTACCACTGCCAATAAAGCCGCATACACCTATAATCATAATATTCTCCAACTGTATAAAGTATACAGGAGAATACGATTGTGGTCAACCTATAATAAAAGTATATCCCTGACCGCCCGGGACTAATTTCATCAAATCATCTGTGAGTTTTTCAATTTCAGCAGTGGCTTCTGCTTTCATTGCTGCACCGTTTAGACTGCTTCCACCTTGTGGTCCAGCAATTTGAGCAAACTTTTCACGGGCTTGCCCCAGCATCATCTTGCAGTTGGCCAAACTATAGTCTTTGATCCATTGTCCTGCATAGGTATCGTCAATGATAGCAAAATCTGGCTTGGTGTTATAGACCCATAGCATTACTTCTTCATCGCCCCTAGGACGCTGTTGAATCATTATCTTGCGACTTTGCGGTTGCCAAGTAAAGTTAATGAAAGATCCAAACATCTTGCCTACTAATTCTTGATACTGACTGAATAGTTCATAGGTAAGTAGGCCGCCCATATTCGTCGAACTCAACAAATAGGTGTTGGTATAGGCCATGTTGAATGGTTCAAATACTGTGCCGCCTGATCCATTGCCGCTTCTTGATCCAACTGATCTACGAAATATCTGTCGCACCTGTTGTATTTCTTTGGGCAAAATATATTCTTGTTGATTTTCTCTCAACGTTAGAAACGCATAACTTTCTTCAACGGCATTATCTGAACGCTGTCGAAATACGCCTAGTGCTCTGTTCAGTGCAGTTTCGTAGTGTATGGGATCTAGCTCTACGTCAATCATGCCGTCGCCCAGCATGGCTTTGCAGTATTTGAAAACTTCTTGCTTGGATTGGTCTATTTGGCTCATATAGTTATTTATAAATATATGACTATGCCAAGACTGAGCCTTTACCGTCCTGAAAAGGGCAATGATTATAAATTTATAGATAAAAATATCTGGGAAATGTTCCAGATTGGAGGTACTGATGTCTTTATACATCGATACCTAGGTCCCGGAGCCTCGGGCGGTACAGCGTCACCGAGTCTACCTGTGTATAACACAAGCGATCCCACACAGATTCAAGACCTGCTGTTTCTAGAAAATAGAGATCGCAAGTATGATCCCGATGTATATGTTATGAGAGGGGTGTACAGTCTTCAAGATCTAGATTTTAATCTCAGTCAATTTGGCCTGTTTTTACAAAACGACACAGTTTTTATCACATTTCACATCAACGACACTATAGAAAAATTGGGTCGCAAGTTGATCAGTGGGGATGTCATAGAGCTGCCGCACCTTAAAGACGATCATGCTCTAAATGATCTTCAATTTGCTCTTAAAAGATTCTATGTGATTGAAGAAGTAAATCGAGCTGCGGAGGGATTTTCAGTTACTTGGTATCCACATCTATATCGTGCCAAATGTAAACCACTAGTTGACAGTCAAGAATTCAAAGAAATACTAGATCAAGTTGCTAACAAAGATGCCATGGTTGGCACCTACAATTCAGCTGTGACCTATTATACAGGCGATGTTGTTACTGGACTAGATGGAAAAAATTACACAGTGCTACAACAAGTCACCGGCATAGCACCTCCCAATGCTGCCTATTATGAACTAGCCGACAGCCTACGAAACATAATGAGCACCTACGAAAAAGAAATGCAGATCACCCAGGCAGTTCTTGATCAGGCCGAAGCAGATGCTCCAAGAAGCGGCTTGGACACCACACAGTTTTACACTCTCACCGTGGATGAAAATCAATTACCGGTGTTGGTCAGTGCAGATACTGGTCAAATGGATGCCAGCCTAGAAACTCAGGCCACTGATGAAGAAGGCAATCTCTTATTCAACACTGATGGTACTCCTATATATGTGGGAGTCACTGCTGCCAGCGTGTTGTTGTCATCGGAAGTATCTGCTTATAACGGATATATTGGTGACGGTGTTCCGCCAAACGGTGCTCCATTTACAGCAGGTATAGCCTTTCCGTTGGCAGCTGGTATTGGTGAGTTTTGTCTAAGAAAAGATTATTTCCCATATAGATTGTTTAGATACAATGGATCAAGATGGGTCAAGGTTGAAGATAAAGTGAGAATGACCATGAATAATCTAGGACCAAGTGATGTTGGAGTAGGTGATGAGTTTGAAGGCAAGGATGTTCGCCAGACACAAAAAGCTGGATTCATCAACAATACAAATACAGCCACAATAGATGGACACACTGTGAAAGAAAGACAGAGTCTCAGCAAGGCTCTTAGACCAGAGGCAGATGAATAATGGATTATTTTTACGATGCGCAAGTAAGACGATATGTCACTCAGTTTATGCGAATCTTTATAGGATTCAAATATAAAACTGGAGGCGATGTTCCCGAAGAGCGACACGTGCCCGTGCTATACGGTGATATGACCAGACAGGTTGCCAGCATGATCAAAGACAACAGTGAAAACAAACTGTCAACGGTGCCTAGAATTGCCTGTTACATCAGCGGACTGGAGTTGGATAATTCTAGAATCAGTGACTATAGTTTTGTCAGTAAACTGTCTGTGAGAGAACGACAGTATACTACCAATACAGCAGGTGAAAGAGAATACGGTGGTGTGCAGGGTGGTGGATACACCGTGGAAAGACTTATGCCTACACCGTTTAAACTGTCTATGAAAGCTGAAATCTGGACCAGTAACACAGATCAAAAACTTCAGTTGCTAGAACAGATTCTAGTATTGTTTAACCCCAGTCTTGAAATTCAAACCACAGACAACTATGTTGACTGGACCAGTATCAGCGTGGTAGATCTCAGCAGCATAAATTTCAGTTCAAGAACTATTCCGCAAGGCACAGAAAGTGATATTGATATCTGTACTTTGGATTTTCAAACTCCTATCTGGATAAGTCCGCCCGCCAAGGTCAAGAAAATGGGCATCATTAAAAACATCATCATGAATGTTTTTGGAGAATCAGGTCAACTGTTGGATCTAGAAGATCTCATATTTAACGGTGACAGTGCAAGTGCAACTACTCAGGTACAAAATACTGTGGATAGATTTGGGGTATTGTTTATAGTGAACCAGGCCACCGGATTCTATGATCTCACTGTGTTAAATGTCTATGAAGCAGTATTAGCCCTGGGACTAGATGCTACTCCTTACAAAGGCAATCAAGAAAGATTGAATTGGTACAAGGTATTGGCACTTCACGGTGGGTATACAGGTACCAGTAGAATACATTTTACACAGCCCAGCGGTTATGAAGTCACAGGTACATTCACAGTAAATGAAATCGATCCCTCATATCTGGTGATAGATCTTGATATGGACACCGTACCTACCAACACAGTATCGCCGGTGACTGCTATCGTTGATCCCTACAAGTTTAGTCCTATTGAAAAATTTGGAACTATTGCTGCCATACCTGTGGGCACAAGATATCTAGTATTAGATGATGTCAATACTAGTACTAATGTAGGACAGCACGTGGATGGCGCCGGCTGGAACAACTTTGATTCTGGTTCAACTGCATATGATGGTCCAGATGCTTGGAAAGATCTCATAGGCAACGACACAGTGATCAAGGCCAATTCCATAATAGAATGGACCGGTACTGCATGGCAAGAAATGTTTGACCCCGGCACAGTGACAACTATTCAATATTTTACCAATTTGACCACAGGTGTACAATACAAGTGGGATGGCACACAATGGTTGCGTTCGTTTGAAGGCGAATACGCTGCCGGATATTGGAGATTTGATTTAAACGCTTGATAAGTATTTAGATGCAACAACGTGCCGGTCTATTATTTCTAAGCAAAAACACCAAGAGAATTCTTCTTATTTTAGAAGATGCCAAATGGACTGTGCCTACATTTGTAAGAAACAGCAGTCTATTAGAAGATGCCGAACTGTTGTTAAATAATTTCTCAGTGGGTAAAATTTTACCCATAGAATTGTATCTCAGTGAAGATCGTGGATTTGAATATGGCACATATATCTGTCTAGTTGATGATGAATTTCTCACAACATCAGCTGCTACTATAAGTTGGGCTGCATTGAATCATTTGCCTAAACAATTGCACACCGGTTTAAAAAACACACTGAGTAATACTATAATTCGTACAAAAATTGAAACCATATTGGAGTTAGAAAATGTCAAGCATACTGCAAAAATCTACTAGATTTATCAAAGACTGTGAAAGATACGAATCAATGATAGCTACCATGCCAGATGGTGCGGCCAAACAAGAGTCTCATCAACTGCTGAACAAACTGATTTCAGAAATAAAAAAATTAGACACCATGCACATGGAAATGATCTACACCAAACAGATGCCGTCAATGGGCACGGACATTAAACAGAATATCTTAACTCTAAGAAAAAAACTAGACAGCAAATTAAAAAGTCTAAATTAGTAATAACGAGCCAATGCTAGAAATTCTAAATATTTAAAAATACCGTATCAGAAATAAAAATAGTAAAATGTAGCCTAAATAAATATAAAAATACAAATTTTAGGACTTTAACATGGCGCTTAACATTAACGGGTTTTTTCCCGGCGAACTAACTCCAGATGCAACTGTAGCAGGATGTATAGATATTTTTGAAAATGTCTGGCCTGATACAAAAGATACTATTTTGAGAGTAGAGAAAGAATGTTTAACTCCTGATTCAGGTGCTCAATGGTCTAGGGCAGAAACTATTGGACACGGTGTTTTTCAAGATGCTAGAACTAATAATATTATGAATGTCAGCCAATTAGCAAACATTACTAATAATTTACTACTTCAAAATATACATAATCAATTTTATACATTATTATTGGCTGCTATACATCCATATAGTGTTAGGTACGGAATTCAAGAACCATTGTACCACGAAGGGTATTCATTGTTAAAGTACAGTAAAAATCAAGAATACAAAAAACATTACGACGGTGGTACAATAATTCAAAGAGCAATTTCTGCAGTTGTGTACTTAAACGATAACTACGAGGGAGGAGAACTTGCCTTTCCGCATTTTGATATAAAAATTAAACCTGAGGCCGGTATGCTAATATTATTCCCCTCTAACTACGCCTATGCTCATATAGCACACCCAGTAACATCGGGAACAAAATATGCATTAGTAACGTGGATACGAGATCAACCTTTTTAAAAATAAACTATGGATAATTTAAAAAACTTTAACAAGCATGGCTATTGTATTGTGAAATCTGCAATATCCGAAGAGCTAAGAGACTTTGTTACGCAATATGCATTGTTTGACGAACAGCAAGATTTTGACGACAGAGAAGCTGGTAAAGACGATTGGCAGGTGCCGGTTGCTCACTCTAAATATGCAGACCCTGCTATGGAAACCATGATGTTAAATTTACAAAAAATAGTGGAAGAAAATACCGGTTTTGAATTGTATCCAACTTATTCATATTACAGAGTTTACAGGACTGGTAACATTTTAAAACCGCATATTGATAGGCCATCATGTGAAATTTCAGTAACACTATGTTTTAATTATAGCTATGACAATGAAACTTATCAATGGCCTCTTTTTATTGAGGAGACCCCTATTGTTTTAGAGCCAGGAGATATGGCTATCTATCGAGGATGCGAGTTAAATCATTGGCGAAGTGAATTTAAAAACCGTGACGAAAATGCGTGGCACGTACAGGGCTTTTTTCACTATGTTAATGTTAACGGACCGCATAAACAATATAAATTTGACACTCGACCTCAGATTGGGATAATGCGAGAAGATCTTATAAAGAAAACTGTTAATAAAAGTTATATTACATATACAAAATGACTATTGATTTATGGTTTCCTACCCTGATTTATAATATTGATCTAGCCGAGTCTGTCAATAATCAAATATTAAAAGACAGTGCTTATATTCTAAAAAATAAAGGCGATGATTTAAAAAGTGAATGGCGATGCGACACATTTAACACACTAGACTACAATCATTCAATAGATCAAGTGCATGATCAAGAATTAACAAATCTTATAAATGTAGTTACCGGACATGTGGCAAAATTCGCAAAGGAATTTGGAGCAGAAAGAGGTAGTTTAATTTGTTCGAATTATTGGTTCAACATTTCTGAACCAGGAAACTATCAAGAATATCATCAACATGCTGACAGCCATTTTAGTGCTGTCTACTATGTACAAGCTGGTCCGACTAGTGGTAACATAGTGTTTAAAAGTTTTGAATCAATGTTTGATATGTACCCAATTCCTGCTAATCTAAAAGTTCCTGCTAATTTCAAAACTTGCTTCTATATTCCGGCTAATTCAAAATTGATAATCTTTAGATCAAACTTGTTACACATGGTTGAGAAGAACCGTAGCGCAGAAGATCGTATTAGTGTTTCAATGAACTTTAGGATAAACTAAATGGAAGCTGTTACTTTAGAAAACTACGGATACATTAAAGATAAAGTTCCTGCAGAGTTATTTT